AAAAGCGAAAAAGGACTTCGTGATTTAATATTGCGAAATCTTAGAAAAGAAATTCATCCCGGAACAAAACCAAGTATAGATTTCATTCATAAAATTTTAGAAGACGCGTATAAGACCGGATTGAAATATGATGTTACTGATTTACGTCCTAAAATTCTAGTCTTTGCTAATAACTCATCAAATCAATCCGAATACTGCGTAAAATTAGTTCAAAAAATGCGTTTTGCTTCCGAAGAGCCAAGCGAATCAAAAGACGAGTATAATAGCGAAGATTTAATTTTCTTTGATGTTGAAGTATTTCCTAATCTTTTCATTGTAGTTTGGAAAAGAGAAGACGGCGTTAAAGTAAAGATGATCAATCCTAAACCGTCTGAAATGGAAACCCTTATGAAGTTTAAACTTGTTGGTTTTAATTGTCGCCGGTATGATAATCATATGATTTATGCATGTTATATTGGTTATGATAATTATCAATTGTTTACGCTTAGCCAAAAAATAATTAATGGAAGTCGTAATGCTTTATTTGGAGAGGCCTATAATATCTCATATACTGACGTGTACGATTTCTCATCGAAGAAGCAAAGTCTTAAAAAGTTTGAAATTGAGCTCGGAATACATCATCAGGAACTTGGGCTTCCATGGGATCAACCTGTTCCTGAAGAATTATGGGATAAAGTTGCAGATTATTGTGGGAATGATGTTGATGCAACCGAAGCAACTTTCCGTGCTCGTAAGCAAGATTTCATTGCTAGATTAATTCTAGCAGATATGAGCGGGTTAACCCCAAATGACACAACACAAATGCACACAGCAAAAATTATATTTGGAAATGACAAAAATCCACAAGAGAAATTTGTGTATACAGATCTTAGTAAAGAGTTTCCAGGATATGTATACAGTAATGGAAAGAGCACCTATCGAGGAATTGAGGTTGGAGAAGGTGGAAGAGTATATTCTGAACCGGGAATGTATGCTAATGCCCCCGTTTTAGACATCGTGTCTATGCACCCAACCAGCGCAATTTTATTAAATGTTTTTGGACCATATACAAAGAATTTCAAAGAACTTCTCGATGCCAGAATTGCAATAAAACATAAAGATTATGACAAAGCAAGAGAAATGCTTGGTGGTATTCTTAAAAATTACTTAACAAATGAGGGGGATTCTGGAGCATTAGCATATGCGTTGAAGATAGTAATAAATATTGTTTATGGGTTAACCTCTGCAAAATTTGAAAATAAATTCAAAGACCCAAGAAATAAAGATAATATTGTTGCTAAACGTGGCGCTTTGTTTATGATTGATTTGCAGTATGCTGTCCAAGAGAAAGGATTCACCGTCGCGCACATAAAGACCGACTCAATAAAAATACCAAATGCAACTTCTGAGATTATTGAGTTTGTTATAGAATTTGGTAAAAAATACGGCTATACGTTTGAGCATGAAGAAACATATCAGAAAATATGTCTAGTTAATGATGCTGTTTATATTGCAAAAACAAGTAAAGGGGAATGGACAGCTACAGGAGCACAATTTGCACAGCCGTATGTCTTTAAAAGCCTATTTTCTCATGAACCTATTGGGTTTGAAGACCTTTTCGAGACTAAGAGTGTAACTTCAGCATTATATTTGGATATGAATGAGGGTCTTGGAGAAGATGAGCATGATTATCATTTTATCGGAAAGACTGGTGCATTTTGTCCTATCGTTGCTGGAAAAGGAGGAGGAATTCTTTGTCGCGAAAAAGAAGGGAAATATTATGCGGCAACAGGAAGCAAGGGTTATCGTTGGTTAGAGGCCGAAATGGTAAAAGAATTAGGTTTTGAAGCCCACATAGATCGTGGATATTATAACTCTTTAGTTGATTCTGCGGTTGAAGATATTTCAAAGTTTGGTGATTTTGAGTGGTTTGTTTCAGAATCGGCTACTTCTCCACCAGAGGACGATCCTATTGGTTTTAATGATGCTCCGCCGTGGTGCCAAGCCGGTGCTGATGACTTTAAAACTTGTGAGGGATGCAAATTATTATATACAAATGAGCTTGGCGTGTCAGCATGTAAAGAAGATAAAGATCTTCCATTTTGAAAGGAGTAAATACTAATGGCTAATTATGTGGTAAAAGACAACATCATCATTGAAGGTGCCCGTATCGGTTTCCGTAATTTTAGCGGTAAAGAGGGGCAATTCAACCCGGCAGGAAAAAGAAACTTTTGTGTCTTTCTTCAGGAAGAACTTGCCAAAAAACTTGAGGCTGATGGTTGGAATGTTAGGTGGTTACAGCCAAGAGATGATCAAGAAAGCCAGCAGGGATATTTGCAGGTGGCAGTAAGTTTTGATAACATTCCTCCAAAAATAATCATGATAACCAGCGGTGGAAAAACAATTCTGGATGCCGAATCGGTAAATCTTCTTGACTGGGCGGAAATTGCCGAAATTGATTTGATTATTCGCCCATATAACTGGATTCTTCATGAAGGCACTAAAAACGAAAAAAGCGGCGTTAAAGCATATGTAAAAAGCATGTATGTGCAAATTGTTGAGGATGAGTTTGAGAAAAAATGGGCCAATGCCCCAATCGATCAAATAAGCGAACTTACTGAAGAATAATTTTAGAAGCTGTGCTAACGGCTATACGGGCATTTTCTTGAAAGGAGGGCGTGACTTATCGCTATCGAATTATATGAGCATCAAAAAAACGCTATCGAAAAACTTAAAAATGGTAATATTTTAGTTGGTGGCGTTGGATCTGGAAAATCAAGAACCGGATTAGGTTATTATTATACAAAAGTTTGTGATGGAAAAATAAAAATAAATGGCGAGGGAGGGTTCTCGTCCTTTAAAAAACCAAAAGATTTATATATAATTACAACTGCTAGAAAACGTGATTGCAAAGAATGGGAACAAGAATGTGCGCCTTTCCTTTTATTTTCAGATAGAAAAAAAAGTGTTTCTGAAGTTCAAGTAACGATTGATTCTTGGAATAATATATCAAAGTATTCAAATGTAAAAAACGCATTCTTTCTTTTTGACGAGCAACGAGTTATTGGCTCTGGAGCATGGGTTAAATCGTTTTTAAAAATTACCAAGAATAATCAATGGATCTTATTAAGTGCTACTCCTGGTGATACGTGGATGGATTATATTCCAGTATTTGTGGCTAACGATTTTTATAAAAATCGAACCGAATTTATTCGTAGACACGTGGTATATAGCAATTTCACAAAGTTTCCAAAAATTGATAGGTACATTGAAGTTGCTAGGCTTATGAAATTAAGAAATTCTATTATTGTAAATATGCGATACAATAAAAGGACAATAGCGCATGATAATAATGTTCCTGTTCCTTTTGATAGAGAGTTATTTAATACTGTTATGATAAAAAGATGGAATGTTTATGAAAAACGGCCAATAAAAGACATTAGCGAACTTTGTTATTTAATGCGCAAGGTGGTAAACAGTGATCCTCGCAGAGCAGACATGTTGGCACAACTTTTTCAGAAGCACAAAAAAATAATTGTTTTCTATAATTTTAATTATGAACGCGACATCCTTTTGCAATTAGGAAACGATTTAGGAGTTGCTACTTCTGAATGGACAGGGCATAAACATGAGCAAATTCCGGAAACAGAAGAGTGGATGTATATTGTTCAGTATGCGGCTGGCGCAGAAGGATGGAATTGTATAGAAACAGACACCATTGTATTCTTTTCGCAAAATTATTCATATAAAGCAACAATACAAGCTGCTGGAAGAATAGATCGACTTAATACTCCATTTATTAATCTGTATTATTACTATTTAAGGTCAAATTCAATAATCGATTTAGCGATTCAAAAGGCATTTAACGGTAAAAAAGATTTTAATGAGCATCGTTTTATGGCCGCTTAACGTTCGCGTAAAAAACATTGCCTCTAATAGAAGGGATAGGATTTCACGCCCTTTATTTTTTGAAAGGAGGCCGTCTATATGCTTGAAAGTAAGTTTAAAACAGAGCTTATAAAAGAATTGCATGAATTATTTCCAGGATGTTTTGTTCTGCACAATGACCCTAATGATATTCAAGGGTTTCCAGATTTAACAATTCTATATCAGAATATGTGGGCGACCTTAGAAGGAAAAAAAAGCCTTTATGAGCCATATCAACCAAATCAGGAATATTATATTGAAGTTCTTGATGATATGTCATTTTCTTCTATGATCTGCCCGGAAAATAGAGAGGCGGTTTTATATGAACTTCAACGTGCATTCTCGCTTAGAAGGGCAACACGCATTTCTAAGCGCGAGTAAATATCATTGGATTAACTATGACGAAGAAAAACTGGTAGCAACCTTTTCAAAATTTCAGGCAGCGCAAAGAGGAACTGAACTTCATTCTTTAGCGTGCCAGCTTATTCGTCAAGGAGTTAAACTTCCAAAATCAAAAAAAACTTTAAACCGTTATGTAAATGATGGAATAGGTTTTAAAATGGAACCAGAAATTCTGTTATATTACTCAGATAACTGTTTTGGAACGGCAGACACTATTTCTTTTCGTAAAAACGTTCTTCGAATTTCTGATTACAAGTCTGGAGAAACTCCCGCTTCCATTAAACAGTTAATGGTCTATGCCGCGTTATTTTGTTTAGAATATGGGTATAAACCAGTAGAAATCGAAATTGAGCTTCGACTTTACCAAACCGACGATGCAATTCTGTATATCCCGGAGGCAGAAGATATTCTTTTAATAATGGAAAAAATTATTGCTTTTGATAAGAAGCTTGAAGAATTAAAAATAGGAGGGTAACTTCATGGAAAAGGAATTAAAGCATTATGGAATGTCTCGTCGTTCCGGAAGATACCCTTGGGGTTCTGGGCAAGAGGCGTATCAACGTTCAGTTGGTTGGAAAGGCCATGTTCAGGAGCTAAAAAGTCAAGGCTTAAGCGATGTTGAAATTGCTAATGCTGAAGGTATTTCTACCACACAATTAAGAGCAAGAAATTCCATTGCAAAATACGAAGTTGGAGCGGCAGAAAGAACTGAAGCCTTAAGGCTAAAAGATAAAGGATATTCAAATGTTGAAATTGGCCGCCGAATGGGCAAGAATGAGTCTTCTATTAGAAATCTTCTTGACCCAGCTCTTTCGGAACGAGCTGAGGTTATAATGACAACAGCACAAATGATAAAAGAGCAGGTAGATCAAAAAAAATATATTGATGTAGGTTCAGGAGTTGAGAACCACATTGGCGTTAGTCGAGACAAGCTTAGTAAATCATTAGCTATTCTTGAAGAACAAGGTTATCAACTTCATACTGTAAACGTTGATCAACTGGGAATGCCAGGAAAGTTTACAATTGTAAAAGTATTAAGTGTTCCTGGAGAGCGCAAAGAGCAATGGAAAGAATTAATTAATGATCCTAGTAACATTCAGAGTATTAATATGATATCAAACGATTACGGCAGAACATATGATAAATCTGGTGTATTTGACCCAGCTAAAATTCAGAGTGTATCCTCTGACAGAGTTCAAGTAAAATACCATGGAGAAGGCGGAGAAGCAAAAGATGGTGTTATTGAACTTCGAAGAGGAGTAAGCGATTTAGATATGGGTGGGTCTCAGTATGCTCAAGTT